TCTTATTCCCGTAATTGATGATGTATCTTTTAGTACTCCAATATATTTATAATTTCTATCTTGTGTTCCTGACATACTAGACATTTGCATAAAAACAAAAGTAAAATTACTAGAAGAAAATGGGTTAAAAACATATAAAACAGTTCCAACACCTTCTGTATTTGGCAAAATACCTCCAGCTTCTTGCAGTTTATCTTGTGAAGTTCCTTGTAATTCGTTAAAAGAACTATCTGCTCTTAATCTTAAATAAGCAAAGTCGTAATTTGAACTTGATATAACACTTCCACTTGAATTTATAAACCTAACATTATTACTACTTCCATCAAAACTTGAAGTAGCATCTGAAAATGTTATTTTATATACATCAAATTTATCGTTGAAACAATCTGTAACATCAACATTTGCAGTTGCAGATGATACTTCAACAAATTTTGTGATTTCTAAACTTCCTGCCATTATCTTTCCTTTATCCCATACAAAGACATTGTGGCAGAGAATGTTCCACCTGAGCCACTATCTTGAAAAGAAAAAGCATTTATAGTTTCTGCTTGTGTATAAACACCACCACCAAAGTTTGCTATGTAATGTCCATTAAAATACAAACCTGTTGTATGGGAACTTGTATAACTAAATTGTGAACTGTTCCCTAAATTATAAAAATATATATAACCATTTTGTGTTTCATTTGTTGCATTTCCTAAAAGTCTATTTATTTCTATCTTTGATGCACTTGTTGAGCCAACTCCTAAACCACCTGTGCCTTCTATTTGTCTTTGATGCGCCCACCTATAATTAGAACTTTCAAAACTGCTACCACCATCATTAGAAAATTGTATGTTAAGGTTTTCTTGGTCGTTTGATAAATCTAAATCATTAAAAGTTAGTAAATGAATATTATAAGTTGTTTCATCAATGCTTGTAAAAGTTACTGAAGATACACCTGAAACAGTTTGTGTTTGTATTAGTTCTAATTTACCTAAATCTACTCCACCAAGCCCAAATCTTGCACTTCCTAAAGGCATGATGCACTCCTAGCTAAATTCTTGCAAAGCATTTATTAGTGGAGTTCCAGCATCAAGAAATAAAAATGTAATTAAATCAATAGCATTAGCACCAGAAGATACTGTATAACCGCTACCACCAGCAGTCTTTCCAGTGACATGACCACCACCATTTACTGTTATTTGATTGATTGCAACTGTTTTAGAACTTGAAGCATGTTGTGTTATTTGTAATGTAAATGTTGAAACGCCATTTGTAGCAACATTCGTGAAATCAATATCGGTAATATTCTCTGTGAGAGTAATACTTCCAGTGTTTCCATTTGCTAAATCTATTGCTAGTGCATTTGATGATGAAGTTAAAGCTACATCTGTCTCTGCATAATCTTTAAGTACTATCGCACTTGCTACTTGGTCAGCAAAAGCTACTTCACTATCAATAGCTAAATTAACTGTGACTGCACCAGTAGTTCCACCACCACTTAGATTAGTACCAGCTGTCACTCCAGTTATATCTCCATCTCCAATGAAATTGACCCACGCAGAGCCATCATAAAATTGTAATGTATTTGAATCTTTTAGAAAACAGAACATACCTTCTGCATCATTTGTTCCTAAAGCTGTATCTCGACTACTTGCATTATTATACACTTGTATAACTTGGTCTTGAACGAATGTTTGAAAAGTAGTAGCATCAATCAAGTCTCCAGTGCTATATGATTTCCAACCAGCTCCCGCCATAATTTATCTCCTTAATATCTCTTTTATCTTAGCATTAACCATAAGCAAATCTAGTACCAACTCCTAGAAGAGCTTGACCCAATACCCAAGAAGCAGAACTTGCTGGGCTAAGTGTCAAAGTCCAATTCCATGTTTGTGATGAAGCATTAACAGAATGACTTATTGATTCTATAAATAATTCATCAGACAATGTGCTTCCATCTGTATTTACAATATTAACAGTAATTCTATCTCCTATTTCTCTTCCAAGTGCTTGAACCCATATACTTGTATTGACTCTTGGGTTAATATCTAATTTATCAATACGAATAATTGGTATTGCAGTTTCAGATAGCTTTTGTTGAATAATACTTAATACATCAGAATCAGAAGTATTTATTGTTGATTGACTTGAACCTAGAGCTGTAAATCTTAGCACTGAATCTGAGTCAGCTATAAATTGTGTAGTACCACCGCTTCTTGTCCATGAGTATGAGTTTATTACTTCATCATCATCAAAAGATAATACGACATTTGTATAAGGTAAGTTTGAACCGCTGTTATCAAATGTTGCTTGAGAAGTTGTAGCTAGTGCATTTGTAAATTTATATGCTCTGTTTCTAAATGTAGCTTTTCCATCTTTGCTAATAAAAAACTGACCATTCTCTGCTAATTCGCATTCTTTTAGAGCGGTCAATACATTTGTCGAAGTAGCTTGTGAAATAACTTGTTTAGTACCAGTGTCAATGCTTCGAAGAGCACTAGGAAATCCTATTGTATTTAATATTCTTGATACTCTATCAGATGAAAGCTCTTGACTATCAACATATCCAAGTCTTGTTGTTTGACCAAGTTCAGAAAATCCAGCTCTACCGATTCTCCAACCTACTGATTGAAGTGTCTGATTTTGAAATAATCTAAAAGCATCAATTGCAGTGAATGTCACTATCGAGTCTGCTCCTTCAGCAATAAATTTGACTGGAACTGTATCTAAAAATCCCCTAAATAAAACATAAGTTGTAGAGTCATAAGTTGCAGATACTTTGACTTGCTTAAGTGGGGTAATCTTTGTTCTGTTATTTGTTGCATCAAAAAAATGAGTTGTCTGACTAGGATTAAATCTATTGTCTTGATTTGAAACTGCAAAAGACAAATTACCAGCTCTGAAATCTCCAAGTTCATGTGCCCTACCACGACTTATACTGAAAAATCTTACAAATTCACTTATGTCTGTAAAAGATTGGCTAGAACTAAATGGGTCAGAATCAAAAGCAACTTCAACTGTAATATCAACATTAGAATCAAAACTTGCAGACATTAAGAAACTATCCTTTGTCCATTCCTTTGTGCTCTATTTACAGCTTCTATAATATCTAATGCTTGTTGATTAGCATTCTTTCCTTCCACTGTAATGTTCTGATTTATTACTACTGCTCCCATTCTTTGAAGATTACCCATTCCTTCGCCAGTGACTCCACTTCCACTTAATGCACCTACTGGTCTTACTATCTCTCCAGTCACAGTTTCCCCAGATGTGTCAGTTTTAGTTGAACCACCACCAGCAGAATCAAAAGCAATATCTTTACCAGCTTTTATATTTGTAGCCATATCAATCAAGTCTTGAAGTTTCATTCCAGTGGATTCAACAAGCACTGATAAAGCATCATCAAAATCTCCAAGAGCTGTTAAATCTTTTAGAGCTGTATCTAAATCATTTTTAGCCATTGCAATCTCTAATAAGTTCTCTGGAGTTTTAGCAGTCACTTCATTTAATTCTTTTTGAGCTTCTATTAGTTTTTCTTCTGCTTTAGTTAAATTATTTAAAGCTCTTTCTTCTTCTTCGATTGCTCTTTCTAATTCTCTTTGTGCTGATAATTGTTCTTGTGTTGCACCAGTAGATTTTTCTTGTAAGTCTATAACTTTCTGTTTAGCGATAGCTAATTGAAGCTCCATTTGTCTTGAGCCATCTTGTGTATCTGTAAGTTTTTGAACAGCTTGTTCAGCTCTTAATATAGCTAGTTCTTCTTCCAGTGTGACTTTAACTGCATCATCTTTGGCTTGTTTTAAATTTTGTTCAGCTACATTGACTGCAAGAGATGCCTTTTCTAAATTCTTTTGTGCAACAGTGACTTTCTTTGATGCATCATCTCTATCTTCTTCTGCATCTTTTATTCTTTCTTCAATATCTTTAAGTTTATTTTGTGCTTGAAGCACTGCATCAAGAGCTGGTAAGAAGTTTTTCTTAAGGTTCTCAGCTCTTTCTTTATCTGCTTCAACTACTTCCCTAGATGATTCAGCTTCTTCTCTATTTGCTCGAGCTTTAGCAATAGCACTGTCAGTCACAGCATCATAACTTGGAACTAGATTTCTATTACCCCTTTCAAGTCCTCGTGTTGCATCTATTGATTTCTCAGTTGCAGTTCTATTATCAACAAGATTAGTTGTGGCTTCGAACAATGCTTGTGAGTAAGGATTATAGACATGAGTATTCTCTTGAATTACTTGACCAGCTATAACTAGCTCTCTTGCAGATTTTTTAACAGCATCTTCTTGCTCTTTACTTTCCTTAATAAAATCAGAAGTCTTTGTAATTATCTTTGTTATGAATCCAACAACAGCGGATAAAGCTGGTGCAATAGTATCTCCTATTAAGATTCCAAGTTCTGAGAATGCATTATTCATTAAATCTATCTGGGCTTTCAAAGAACCCATCTGATTTTCTGCAACATCAGCAGTAGTACCACCAGAATCAGATAATGCTTGTTCGTAAGCTCTTATTTCATCTCCAGCACCAGATAATATCTTAACTGCATCAGCAACACCACGATTCAAACCTAACTGGTCTAATGTAGATGCTTTCAATTCATCTGACATTGGTGCTAATACAGCATCAAGTTCTTCGATTAAGTCAGCAACATTCTTAAGATTGCCTTCTGTATCAAACATATTAAGACCTAGTTTTGCAAACTCTTCACTATTTTTTGCAGTTGCTCTTGGTATATCTCTTAAGAGCTGGTTAAGTTTTTCTCCAGCTTCAGCTCCTTTAACACCTCTATCTGCAAAAGCTGATAAGACTGCAACACCTTCTTCGATACCTTTGTTAGCTACTTTCAAAGCAGAACCAGCTTTATTTGTAAGTGCTTCAGAGAATTGTTGTACAGATGCATTTGCTAATGTGTTAGCTTTTACAAGAACATCAGTCACTCTTGTAAGATTGTCTAAGTTCTGTTGTGCATCATCAACAGTCATTCCTAATGCAGACTGAGCATCAGTAGCTAAGTCAGTAGCAGTAGCCATATCAAACATACCAGCTTGTGCGAACTTAGCGACTTGTGGTAGAGCTGATATAGACTGCTCTGCATTTAAACCAGCAGATGCTAAGAAGAAAAATGCTTCTGCGGATTGTTCAGCTGATATTCTTGTTGCTCTTGATACTGCAAGAGCTTGTTCTTCCATTGCTTTTTGTTGCTCAACAGTAGTGTCCATGATTGCAAGAGACTGAGTCATCTTGTCATTGAATGATATAAACTCTTGAGTCGCCTTAGTCATTCCTTTGACTAAAGCTACACCGATAGCAACACCAGCTACTTTTCCAGCAGTAGCTAGTTTGCCCATCATCTTTCCAGATTTGTCAGCAGAGCCACCTAATTTATTTAATTGATTTTTAGCTAGTTCTGCACCTTTAGTGACTATCTGAATTGCTATGTCTGCTATCGCCATTATCTTTGCCTATTCTTCTTTGCTTCAGCTTCAGCTAAAGCTCTTGCTTTATTTATTTCTCCAGTTTCCCATTTATAAAATGCAATCCATTGATTGTATTCCATTGAGCTCATTGTAGTCATAAGCTCCCCAACAGTCATGCTTAGTTCTCTAGCAAGTTTAAATCTAAATGTTAAATCTAAATCAGTCTCAAAATTGCTCTGCTTCCGCAGAACCCCCAACACCATTTAGTTCATTTATTTTTAAGAAAATCTTATCAATTACTTTTGAATCTTTTTCATAAAGCTGGTCAATAAGCTCATCATCAAGTTCTGGTTCTATTACACAAACCTTCAATAGTTCTCTCTGGTAATCAAAAGCATCAGCATCATCATTGTTGAGCATCTTGCCCAAATGAACTTGCATAGCTTTGTTTATTCCACGAATCTTTACAGAGAATCCCCATTCTTCCAGTTCAATTTCTTCTTCTGGAACTGAAGGTAAGTTCTTAATATCATCAGCAGATAATCGTTTCATGTATCTCCCTTCTATCTTTTATTTAATTGTTATTAGTGAGTACCTCTTGTGACTGCACCAGAAACTTGTAAATCACAGCTGTACGCTACCGCATCTCCTACTGGAGAACTCAATGCATAATTTGTAAGTATGCATTCGCCAGTATATTTGATTTTTCCAGAAGCAGTTCCTTCTGGGCTATATTCAAAAGAGAGAGTAGCACTTTGACCTATGACTGCTCCGAATATTGCATCAGCAGTAGCATCAAAAAATCCGCTGAGACTAAAATTTGAATCGGTAAGACCGACCAAATATGTTTTCGCAGATGCACCTAGAACGCTTGTCTCAGCTACATCAGCTGTCTCTGGAAAATCAACATTATTAACAAAAGCACTTATGTCAGTTAATGAACCAGATGCATTATCTAATTTAAAAACTGAATTTTTACCATGTACAAACGCCATTTATTCCTTCTCCTTAATTATTTCTTCCAAATCCCACAATAGCATTTATTGTAGGAGTTGAAGACCCACCAATCGTATTATGCACTCTTACATACCTATTGATTGTTGTACCTTCATCTATTTTCTTAATTTCACTCGTAGCACCAGTAGCTTGAGTAAATGTGATTAAGTCTGCATAAGTCACATTATCAGCACTATGCTGAATCTTTATATCTCCAGTTGGAGAAGTTCCACTTACACTTGTCACAATTAGAAATGCACCACCACCGCCAGTCGAACTCGCTGAGTTGTCATTAGCAGTGCCCTGCACTCCAGTAGTTGTATAAGCACCAGCATTTAAAACAAGACCTATTGTGACTCCATTATCTGCTTGAGCATCTAATGAAGTTGCAACGACATCTCCTACTGGGCTTGATACACCATAATTGGTAAAGTTAGCTGAACCAAACTGGGTTCTATCTCCAGTATCTAGTCCATCAATACCAACAACTAAATCGAAGTCTGTACCATTTTTGAGTAATGGTTGTACAATACCATCAGCAGTTGCATCAAAAAATCCAGCAAGAGAAATCGTTCCATCATCTTCTCCCGATATATATGTTTTAGCTCCAGAAGAACCAAAATTTGTAGTTTCAGCTACATCAGCTGTTTTTGTGACATCTACATTATTTAAGTATGAACTAAATTCTGTTGCATCTATAAATATCTTTGTGCCTTTACCATGTACAAAAGCCATTATCTTTTACCACTACCCCTTCTTCTTCTTCGCCTTCTTCTTGAACCACTTCGGCCTCCGCCATAACCCATACCTTTAGGCATTATTCCTCTTCCTTCTTTACCCACGCCTCATTCTCTGGAGTCGCTGGGTCATCAGCAACAAAATGACCTTTATCATTTCTTGCTCTTTCCATATCTTTCTCATCAATCACTATACCCTGTTCAAGCAACCATTTGAATGATTTACCCAAATCTTGTTTAGTGACTTTCTTACCAGCTTCAAATCGTTTTTTACCAACATCAATTCCGCTCATTACTATATAACTCATGCTATTACCTCAATCATAAATTCGACTCCTAAATAGTCTATGTTGTTTATAGTATAGACTCCATAGTTGTCTGCTTCTACTACTCTAACAGATATC